CCTACAAGGGAAGGGGAGTGAGAATGAAAGATTGACCGAAAGGCGCGCAGACTACAACGCAGGGGTCTCCCTGCAGGCGATGCTGGACGAGATGCCGCCGGGGCTGGACCGGGCGCTGCTGCGGATATTGAGCGTGCGAGTCGGGCGTGAGGCGGCGATCAGTAGGGACGACCTGGTTGCGGCGCTCGCTTCGTTGGGCTTCAACGTAGATGAGCGCCCAGCGCGGGCGGCGATCAACCTGCTCCGGAAGGATGGGCACCCGATCTGCTCGACCGGTGGGAAGCACGGCGGCTACTGGTGGGCGGCGAACTGGACGGAGCTGCGCGCGTTTTTGGATACGGAGGTGCTGCCCAGGGCGTACGATTTCCTCGAGCAGGAGCGGGCGCTGAAGAAGACAGGGGAGCAGCTGTGGGGGCCGGAATCAAGACAGGGGAAGTTATTTTAAGTGCTATCCGCAGATTTCGCAGATTACACAGATTAGGAGGGTGAGATGCCTACGTATTACATTCGTTATCCGGAAGACCCGGAGAAGAAGACGCTGATCAGCAACCTGATTGGGACGCTGGAGAAGCTGAACGGGATCGTGGTGTTCGATGCGATCGGGGTGGTGCTGCAGGTGGGCGATGCGGAGAGCGAGCTGATCCGCAGCCTGGCCAGGGATGTGATCCCGGAGAGGCCGGCGTTCGCCGATCTGATAAAAGAGGTGCTGGACGAATGTGGGGTTCTATTGCCGGACGGACCGCTGCCGGAGATCTCCGAGACGGTCGTGGCGGGGATGGCGCAAGCGATCGAGCGTGGATTTGCGGCACCACTTGACTACGGGTCGATACCGGAGGATGAGGCTGGGAAATTGCCGGCTGATGAGCTGGCAGTGTTCGGGATGGCGCCGAAGCCGAGCGTCTCTTCTGGCTACCAGAGAGTGACGAAGAAAGAGCGCAAGTGCCCGCAGTGTGGGCGGAGCTATCTTCCCCAAAGCAACCGGCAGACATATTGCTCGAAGACGTGCCGGATCAATGCGAGCGCGCTCGCTTCCTCAAAGAACGGGAGTCATAACGCCCCACCCCCCCGCAAGCGGGACGGGAGCGGACTCAAGCAAGGGAAGTTAGTAGGCCCTTGATAAGAGCATCAAGGACAGGGCCGATAATTCCTATTATCGGTTGAACCACTGAGGCACTGAAAAGGCTGATGACACTGAAAAGAGCAAAGAAAGGGGAGAAGGGCAATGAGGGCGGATTTGAAGAGGTTGGTGGCGTGGAATACACTGGTGGTCCTGGCGATCCTGCTGGCGATCGGGCTGTGCTTGCTTTCCGGGATGCCGCCGCGATGACCGGTCGCGGGTTGCTGCGCGGGCTCGAGCTGGCCGGCCTGGCGGCGATCGGGCTGGTGATGCTGCCGGTGGTGTTGGTGGTGGCGGCGATACAGCTCGTGTTTGGGGATTTCGAATGACTTTCAACGGGTTCACGCTGCCGGACGGCGCCTGGATTCCGCCTGAGCTGATTTACCTACTTCCTCATATCGGCGAGGCGAAACTAAAGGTGCTGCTGGCAGTGATCTACCACAACGCCCAGATCGGCGGGGCGGAAGCGCTCAGCCTGGCGGACATCTCCCGCATCACGGGACTCAGCCGGCAGAGTGTGGTGAGCGCGTTGAAGGAGCTGGTGGACCAGGACGGCTTGATGGAGCGCAGGGCGCTGGGCAGGTCGTTCGTGTACACGCCGAGAGTCAAAATTTTAGACTCATCGCGGGAGATAGTCCAAAATTTAGACTATCCCTCCTGGTCAAAGGTAGTCCAAAATTTAGACTCATCGCGACAGTTAAGAGAGTCAGAGAGTCTTAACTTATCTAAGTTTAACTTACTGACTGACTCTACTGCTGCGGATGGTCAAAAATTTAGACTATTCGTAGATCGGGTGACGAAATTGCGGGCAGCGGGCGTGTACCTGAAGACGGCCCAGGGCCTGGCGGCGCGCTGTGACGACGAGACGCTCGAGCGCCACCTGGATTATTACCGCCATGCCCTGAGCCTGAACCTGGCGCAGGGTCCGGGCTGGTTGGTGCAGAGTTTGAAGGAGGACTGGCCGGCGCCACTGGGATATGTCGCCAGGAGCGGCGAGATCCCCGACGACGAGGATAGCGCCCCGGGGGATGAGCCGGTGGATCACCCTTCGGATGAGCTGGCCGGCGAGGCGCACGAGGGCCTGATCTGGATGAAGATGCGGGAAGAGCTGCAGGAGCGAGTTTCGCCGGCGTATTTCGAGCGCTACGTCAGCCGATGCAGTGGTCATTATGACGGGCCGGTGGGGATCTTCTACCTGCGGGCGCCGGACAAGGAAACCGCCGAATGGCTTACCGACCGGGTGCAGAAGGTGATCGAGCGCTGGCTGGCGGGTGCGGTGGGCGAGGAGTCGACGGTTGTGATCGGTGGGCCGGACGGGTCAGTAGGCGAGGAGGCGGAGTGACCCAGCTACCGTACGCGGAGGACATGAACTATTTCCAGACCAGCCAGACCGGGGCGGAGACCTGGATAAGCAAAGCAATCAGGCTGATCGAGCACATCGGCGGGACGGTGATCACCGAGGCGTTTGGGTCCGAGCCGTCGACGGGCCGGGCAGCGTACATGCTGCTCTTCGAGATCGATGGCGACCGCTTCAAGGTGATGTTTCCGGTGCTGCCGTGCAAGATCAAGAGCCACGAGCGGGCGGCGCGCATCCAGGCGGCCACGCTGCTGTACCACGACGTCAAGGCGAAGTGCATGATAGCGGCGATCTTCGGGAACCGGGCGGCGTTCTTCCAGTATTTTCTGCTGCCCGGCGGCAGGACTGCCGGCGAGGTGAGCACGCCGGAGCTGGTGGAACAAATGCCGCTGTTGCTGGCGGGCGGAAGCAGATAGAGTGTTTGCGCGCAAACATACCTCACCCCTTGCCCCTCCCCTGAGAGGGGAGGGGCAAAAATAAGGAGAAGCCATGATTTACTACATACCTTTAGCGATGATCGAGCCCAATCCGTGGCAGACACGCACGGGCGAGCCAGATCCAGAATACCTGGAGAGCCTGGCGGAGGATATTAGCAAGAATGGGCTGCTGCAGACGCCGGCGGGCCGGCTGGTGGACGAGCACGGGAATCCGGTAACGAAAGAACATTTTGCAGCGATGCAGATTACGGACGGCTCATGGCTGCATGTGATGAGCAATGGGTTCCGGGTGCAGTTGGCGTTCGGGCATAACCGCCTGGCGGCATTCAGGCGATTGATGGATATCACCGACAATTCCAAGACGTATCGCGGGATGCCGGTGGAGATGCGCTTCCTGGAAGACTCACAAATGGCGGCCTTTGCCTGGAGCGAGAACGAGCGGCGCAAAGACCTGACGCCGATGGAGCGCGCCCGGGCGATCCGGCAGCGCATCGAGTCGTTCGGGTGGACGCAGGAGCAGGCGGGCAAGGAATTGCAACTCAGCCGTTCGACGGTGGCCAACATCCTGCGCCTGCTGGACCTGCCGGAGGAGATCGGGGCGGAGGTGCATGCCGGCACGCTGAGCGAACGCCAGGCGCAGGCGCTGGTGCCGATGGCCGACCTGCCGGCAGATGTGCGCCAGGCGGCGGAGAAAAGCAATTACAGATACTACAAGCCGAGCGAGATCGTGAGTGCAGCCAAAAAAGGGGAATCCAGCGACCAGATCCGCCAGCGGGTGAAGGGCATGCTGGAATATCACTCGGTGCTGCTGAGCACGGCGGCCTGGCCGCTGGACTTCGAATTCGATACAGGGGCGGCAGATGTTTTGTCTGTATTCCAGGCAGCGGCGTGCCAGGGCTGCACGCACCAGATCAAGCGCGGGGAGGCCTTAGCCTGCACGGTGAAGGCATGCTTCGAAGCGAAGGAGGAGGCCTGGGGGGTGAAGCGGCTCCAAATGGCGGCAGAGCAGACCGGGGTGCCGGTATTTGCAGAAGGGGATGAGAAGGCGGAGGTTTTTTTCCAGGACGCTGAGCTCGGTAAAGCGATTCTCGAAACCAAGTGCGAGCACCTGCGCTTGCGGTCGGCGAACTGGGGGCTGACGGTGGCGGATGGCGTGGCGGCGATGTGCTGCAACCCGTCGGGGAAGTGCGAGTGCCTGAAGCGGCTGGAGAAGGAGAAGCGAGAGAACGATCCAGTGCTGAAGGAGGAGCAACTGCGCAAGGCGGCGCTGCAGAAGCTGTACGACGAGGCCGGCCGGCGGGTGGGGCAGGCGCTGGGCGAGGGTCAGGCGGGGGCCTGGCAGGCGCTGCTGCAGAGATTCGTAGGCGGGACGGTCAATCCGGAGTGGACGGCGGAGCGCATCCGGGAGAAGATCGGGTGCGAGCTGGTGAAGCCGCGCTACGGAAGGAGCCAGGCGCGGCGGGCGGTGGTGGATCTGCTGCAGTCGATGGGACTGGGCAAGCCCGAGGACCTGTCGGAGGCGGATGAGGCGGCGAGGAAGTTCGAGCGCATCGGGGAGTGGATGGAGCGCCTGAGCGAGGAGCTGCCCACGGCGGAGGCTGTGCGGGGCAACCTGGCGAATTTAGAGAAGCTCAGGGCAGTGGTGGAGGAAGACCTGCAGGGCGAAGTGGACGATGCGCGTCAGACGCTGCAGGACGTGCTGGATGCGATCCAGGCAGAGGACTGGCGGGCGGAGGAGTTCCACTGGGTGCAGGATGTGCTGCAGAACGACGGGATAGATGGGGAGTTCGAGGACTTCGTGGTGGATGCGCCGGTATGTGCGCTGAGGTATGCGCTGGCGCTGGTGAAGCAGACGGCGGAGTACGAGTACGAGGCGGGGGTGATGGAAGAATTACTTAACTACGGAGACACAGAGAGCACAGAATTAAAAGAGGTGGAAGGATGAGTCATCCACCGGACAAGCCGAAGTTCGTGTGCACCAGGTGCGAGGCGGTTATGTGTGATGACTGCCTGAGCATGGCCGCGGAGTATGAATTTCTGCATGAAAAGCGGAAGATAGCGCTGATGAACGCCCAGCGGGTGGTGGAAGAGCTAACCCGGGAAGTGGAACGATGGAAAAGCCGAGCGGAGGCTTTCGAGCACGTAGCGAAGATCGGGTTCTCGGAGATCATGCTGGGGTACATCGATTCGCTGATGGAAAAGGCTAGGCAAGGAGCGAAGGGATGAAAAGATATGGACTGGCCTTACTTTTTGTTGCTGTACTTCTTCTGGCTATGGGGATTGGGAGTGCTGTTGGCGCTCCTGCTTGCAATGTGGACTGTCCGCCAACTGAGACGGTACCGCCTGCGACTGATACGCCTGTTCCCCCGCCCACTGATATTACTTACCCCCCGCCCGAGTGGACCGGGACACCCGGGCTCCAGACCCAATATCCTACTCCCACAGTGGAGACGCCGGCGCCTGATCCAACTGCGACAGAGACGCCGGGAGCTGGCAATCCTCCTGGGGAAAAGCACCCCACGCCAACCTGGGATTGCGCCAGAGAATACAACCCCGAAAAATGTTTAGCACCGACAGGGAGCGGCGATAATCCGCGCCTGGCGCTGGGAATGACGGGGATCGTGGGGGTGATGCTGGTGTTTGTGGCGTTCCTGGCGAGGAGGGCGAGAAATGCCATTAGATAAGATGCTGTGCCTGGTGGGGTTGGGGATGGTGCTGGGGGTGTCGCTCGTCTTCACACTGGGTTTACACAAGCTAGCAGGAAGACGGTCACATTCGCCGCCGGGCGACGAGTTGAGGATCGAGCCTTGATTGCTGTACCGATAATAAGGGTTATCGGACATGAAAATAAGGAGTGAAAAGATGAAAGTTATTTACATCGCCGGTCCGTACCGGGACAGCCGTGGGGAGTTCTACGTTCGTCAGAATATTTACGAGGCGGAGATGGCTGCCCTGCGGGTATGGCAGATGGGCGGGGTAGCGCTTTGCCCGCATAAGAACAGCGGCGGCTTGGGTGGCGCGTACGGCCTGGATGATCGGACCTGGTTGGAGGGCGACCTGGAACTGCTGCGTCGCTGCGATGCGATCTACCTGATCACAGACTGGCAATCCAGCGCCGGCGTCCAGGCGGAGAAGCTGTTTGCTGAGGAAATCGGCATCCCGGTGTTGCAGACCGAGAGAGATGTGATGTTGTTTCTGCGAGGTGATTGAGATGGAAGCCGATGATGTAAAAGAGCGACCGATCTTGTTCAGCGCCGAGATGGTGCGGGCGATCCTGGACGGTCGCAAGACGCAGACCAGGCGGGTGATGCTGCCGCAGCCTACGGACCAGGATGAGATGGGTTTCTATACCCAAAAAGCAAAGTCATCCAACATTGGTCTAGTGCACATGGATCGAATTCAAATCAAATGTCACTACGGTGAGCCAGGCGACCGGCTGTGGGTAAGAGAATCATTTCGTTGTATGTATGCCGATCAAGAATCCGATGAATTGAGAGCGATTTATAAAGCTACCGACGATCCAGGCGAATGGTCAGTTGAATGGCGAGACGAAACGTGGAGGCCGTCGATACACATGCCGAGGTGGGCGAGCCGCATCGCGCTGGAGATCGAGCGGGTGGAGGCGCAACGGTTGCAGGATATGATGGATGATGACGCCGAGGCCGAAGGTTTTACCTATTACGGGGAGACATTAGCCGAGCCAATACCCCCCGATAAATTCAGGGACTATTGGGACCAGCTCAACAAGCGCAGCGGCTATACCTGGGACAGCAATCCCTGGGTCTGGGTAATCGAATTCAGGAGGCTGTGATGGATCCGGAAGAAACTAGAGAATTGAGACGCGATGCACTGGATCCGAAGACACGCGCTGTGTCGGATGCGCTGGACGAGTACCTGGTGCGCATCCACGGGATCTTCACGAGCTGGGCGCATCCGCAGGAGTTCATGGCCTGGCTGGATAAACGCGGCTATACCATCGTTCGCAAGGGGGGCAAAGAATGAAGCGCGAGGATGCGATCTTATTGGCGGTGACGTGGCAAGCCAGGTTGATGCCGTACTGCGAGCGGGTGGAGATCGCCGGCAGTGTGCGGCGTAAAAAGCCGGAGGTGCACGATATCGAGATCGTGGCGAAGCCGCTGATCGCCGAGACGGTCGATCTGTTTGGGTCGCGGGTGGTCGAGCTGGATATGCTCGAGCAGGTGATCGACGCCAGGCGGAATGCGGGCGATTTCACGCTAAAAAAGAACGGGCCGCGCATGAAACAGCTCGAGCTGCCTGAGGGTATCACCATCGACCTCTTTATCGTACGTCCGCCGGCGCAGTGGGGCGTGATATTCGCTCTACGGACGGGGCCGGCGGAGTTCAATCACTGGCTGGTGACGCAGAAACGCTACGGCGGGGCGATGCCCGGCTGGATGAAGATGACGGATGGTGCGCTTTATCGGGTAGCGGGGGATGAGAAGACGCTGATCCAGACGCCCGAGGAGGAGGATTTCTTCCGAGCGATCGGGGTAGAGATGGTCAGGCCGGAGGAGAGGAAAGCGCGTTGGAACCACTGAGAAGATGAGAAGGGATGAGGCACTGAAAAGAGATGAGACCAATCGATTTCCCGCAAGCGAATAAGAATTTACTCAAGCCGCAAGGGTGGACGGACGAGCAGTGTGGCTCGCTACCGATATTCTCCAACGGGCAGCAGTGTATCTCGTGCTGGCAGCCGACCTGGAAGGAGCGGCTGGCGATCTTGCTGTTTGGCAAGGTGTGGCTGTACGTGTGGTCCGGGCAGACGCAGCCGCCGGTGGCGTTGGATGGAGCCAGGACGGTTTTCAAGAAAGCAAAACGGAAACACTGAGAAATGCTCAGAAAAGATGAATGATGATTCTGCTAGCTATCACGATGGGATCAATTGCAGGTGCGCCTTGATTCTTAAAGCAGACGAGAATGGGGTTATCAGCAAGGATGGTCAGGCTTTCAATAGGCTGGTGTTTCTGTTGGGGGCTGAAAAGATGTTGCAATTGGCTGAGCTGGTGGAGGAGGTGGCGCAGGAGACGGGCTACGGGCATGTGACGATCATCGTGAGCCAGGGGAAGGTGGCGAGGTTGAAGGCGGAGAAGAGCTATTAGAGTTGTCAGGAATCGAGTAGTTGAAAATTAGGTAAACTGGTTGTATAATGTGAGTAATTGAATATCAGCAGACCCTAGAGATCAGGGTTCCCTGGCGGGGTCGCCAATTTGGCGGCTCCGTTTTTTGTTTAACCACTGAGAAACGGAGTACACAGAAGGGAAGGAGAGAGAGATGGAGATCGGGGCGTATGCGAATGCGGTTGTGCAGGGTGTGCCATTGCTGTTTGTGGTGATCGGCCTGGTGGAATGGGCGAAGTCGTTCGGGCTGGGGGGGAAGGCGCTGCGTGCGGTGTCGGCTGGGATCGGGTTGATCCTGGGCGGGGCTTACCAGGTGAGCGTGCTGGGAGTGCCGGCTGACTTTGCTGGTTGGTTCGGGATTGTATTTTACGGGTTAGGGTTAGGGGTGACGGCCAGCGGTGTGTATGATGCGGGGGCATCGCTGATAACCAAAATTATAAAAACGCCGGGATGATTTTGTTCTTCATCCTGCCGATACTTGCAGCGCTGGTGTGCTGTGGCATCAATCTGGCATACGCGGTCAGCCGTCAAAGGCGCAGGGCGAAAAAGCCGATCCGGTTGGGTACGGTCGCAGCGGCGTTGTATTTCATAGGGATCTACTCATGGATATTTGTCGATCCTACGGCTTATCTCGTACGGTCAGGGATATTAACAAGGATTGGGGTGGCGGTCCTGCTGGTGCTGCTGATGGCGGATGCGATCGCAGACTGGCGAATAAATCGGGGGTAGGAATGGACATTGCGGCGACATTGACGGTGATCAGCGGGATCGTTATCGCGCTATTCTCTTTTTTAGTGGCGATCCTTACGTGGCGATCGTCGGCTACGAAGGAAGAGCTGGTCAGCTTGCGGCAGACGATCGAGATGCTACAGCGGGAGAACGACCGATTGAGGAAGCGCCTGGACGAGCTGGAATTCGAGAACGGGGCGCTGAAGGATTGGGCTGAGGCGCTGGTGTGCCAGGTGCGCGAGCTGGGCGGGAAGCCCGCAAGGTTCGAGGAGAAGACGAGGCCAAGATCATGATTCCAGGGGTGGATGTTTCCAAATGGCAATGGGAAATCAATTGGCCGGTGACGGCCAGTCGTGGGATCCGGCGTGCTTATATCCGAGGCGCGTATGGACTAGAGAAGGATCCCTATTTTGCGCCAAACTGGAGCGGGATCCAGGGGACGGGGATCGAGCGCGGGGTATATCTCTATCCGTTGTATAAGCTGAGCTTCGATGTACAGTTGGATTACTGGCTCCGGGGGTTGCCGAACGTGGAGCAAGGCGATCTGCCACCGGCGATCGATATCGAATTCAATGCGGGAGAAAAGAAGCCGGATGCGCTGTATCAAATGGCGATGCTGAAGCTGCTGGCCAGGGTCGAGAAGGAGTTCGGGAAGATGCCGGTTATCTATACGTCGCCGTCGATTATCAAGAGTTACTTGAAGATGCCCGAGTTCGGGCAGTGGCCGCTGTGGATTGCGAATTATAACGAGACGACTCCAGCGATCCCGCTGCCGTGGCAGCCAGAGACTTGGGTCGGGTGGCAGCATACCCGCCTGGGAAATGGGAAGTGGTACGGGGCGAGCTCGAAGAGCATTGATCTGGATGTGTTCCGTGATTAAAAAGGGGGGGCTATCCGTTCGTGTAGCCATATAGGTAGAATGATTGATGCCACAAAGGATCTTGAAAGCATGTGCGATACCCGGTTGCCCGGAACTGGTGAGAGATGGGCGATACTGTGCGGGGCATGCGCGGGTAGTGGGGGCGGAGTACGAGAGGGGGCGGGGGAGCAGTGCAGAGCGCGGGTATGGCTCGAGGTGGCGGCGGCTGCGGGCGATGTACCTGCGGGCGAACCCGGTGTGCGTGGATCCGTTCGGTGTGCATGGAGCGGAAGTCGTGGCGGCTACGGAGGTAGATCACCGGGTACCCAAGTCGAGGGGTGGGACGGATGCGTGGGAGAACTTGCAATCGTTGTGCAAGGCGTGTCACAGCCGGAAGACAGCGCAGGAGGACGGTCGATGGGGAAGCCATTGACAAAGACTTGTGAATATTGTGGGAAGAGTTTCGATGCAGATAGATTGACGCAGCGATTCTGCAACGATTCCGATTCTTGTCAGCGAGCATGGTGGAAAGAACATAGAAAAGAAGCAGGAAAGAAATACACTTTTATCTGCAAGAATTGTGGGGAAGAATACTCAACAGTTCACAAAGAATGCAATCAGTATTGTTCCAAAGAATGTGCATATGAATACAAGAAGGCTGATCGTCGATGCGATGCTTGTAACAAGCCAGTTGGAAGAGGGCAGAAATATTGTTCAGTAGAGTGTATGTGTTCCTATGAATGCATTTGCTCGTTGTGTGGTGAAACGTACAAAGGGAAGGCAAATCAAAGATTAGGGCATTATTGCTCTGATGCATGTCGAAAGGAAATTGCATGCATCAAGGATGTACAGCGGAACATTAATGAATATGAGTTAATCGAACGTGCTTGCAAGGAATGTGGGAGATTGTTTGTACCAGAGTATACAGATAAAAGGCGGGGGTTCTGCTCGGGGCAATGCGCCCGGGCATACGGGCGTAGAGTGGGGAGGGGGGTAAGGCGGGCTAGGATGCACAGTGTTCGTTATGAATACATTGATCCATTACGGGTATTAGATCGAGATGGCTGGAAGTGTTATGTGTGCGGTTGTGCAACCCCGAAAGAATTACGTGGAACAATTAGGGGGGATGCGCCCGAGGTAGACCATGTCGTGCCACTGGCAAAAGGTGGAAGTCATACAATGGACAACCTGGCTTGCATATGCAGATACCACAACCAAACAAAGGGGGATAAGCCCCTTCAATCCTTGCAGTTCTCCAGAGCGAGACCGGGCGGGCAGGTCCACGCGAATCTTTCTCCCCGATCGTGAGGGGGGAGGAAGGTGTCAATACAATGCCAACGCCACCCAAAAACCTGCCAAATATGCGCAAACATTTGACCAAAGCGGAGCGTGGTGCTCGTGAGAGTGCCGAGGGGGGACTTCAGAGGGCGACACGTGTTTCATTACATGCGCCGAAGTGGCTGGAGGCGGATGCCAGGAAGGTTTTCGATTATACGAAGCGCCGGATGAAGGGGTTGAAGCTGCTGGACAATGTGGATGCGGACCTGCTGGCGATGTATGCCGATGCTGTGGTGGCTTACTCGAAGGAAACCCGGGTTGAGCAGAAGCAGGCGTGGAGCAGGCTGGCGCTGTCTTACAGTGAGAAGCTGGGGATATCGCCGACGGGACGGGCGAGGCTGGCGAAGAAGACAGCGGAGAAGCAAGTGGATGAGTTCGAGACGCTGCTGGATGAGGTTGAGGAGTTTGTGAACGGAAATGTTCGATGAGCGACGGGCACGGCGGGCGGTCAAGATATTCGAGAGCCTGCGGCATACGAAGGGCAAGTTCTACGGGCAGCCGTTCATCTTGCTGCCGTGGGAGCTGCAGATCGTCAGCGATGTGTATGGGACGGTCACTGAGCGCGGCCTGCGACAGTATAAGTTCGTGTATATCGAGCTGCCTAAGAAGCAGGGGAAGACTGAGCTGGCTGCCGGCGCCGGCATTTTGCATACCTTTGCGGACGGCGAGCGCAACGGTGAGGTGTACGGGTGCGCTGCAGACCGATCGCAGGCCAGCCTGGTGTTCGATGTGGCGGTGGATATGATCGACCAGGCGCCGGCGTTGAGGAAGCGGGCGAAGCTGACGCCTTCGAAGAAGAGGATTACGGACCGGGTGACGGGATCGTTCTACCAGGTGCTGAGCGCTGAGGCGTATACGAAGCATGGGCTGAACGTGAGCGCGTGTATCTTCGATGAGCTGCATGCGCAGCCGAACCGGGGGCTGTGGGATGTGATGACGTTCGGGGCGGGCGATGCTCGCCAACAGCCGATCTGGTGGGTGATCACGACGGCGGGGGACGATCCGGACCGGGTGAGCATCGGATGGGAGCAGCATGAGTATGCGAGGATGATCCTGGCGGGGGAGATACAGGACCCGACGTGGTACCCGGTGATCTACGGTTATCAGGGAGACGATATCTACAACGAGCAGCACTGGTACGAGGCGAACCCGAGCCTGGGCGAGACGATCACGATCGAGGCGGTGAGGGAATCGGCGACTAAGGCCAAACTAAAACCGGAGGACGAGCGACTCTTCCGCTGGCTACGGCTCAACCAGTGGCTGACGACCAAACTAACCACGTGGCAGCCCCTCGAATTGTTCGACCGGACGGTGGGGGACTGGACGCGGGCGGATCAGCTCGGGAAAGACTGCTACCTGGGCCTCGATTTATCCTCCACTACAGATCTAACGGCGCTGGCGGTCTTATTCCCTCCTCAAGGAGATCAGAAGGATTGGCGGGTGTTCTGGCATTGCTGGCTGCCGAGCGAGGGGCTGGAGGAGCGGGTGAAGGGCGACAAGATCCCGTATGACGTGTGGGCCAAGCAGGGGTATTTGACGCTGACGGAAGGGAACGTGATCGATTACACGGTGATCGAGCAGACGGTGCTGGAGCTGGCGAAGTTCCACAGGGTGATCGAGCTGCCGTGCGACCGGGCGATGAGTGCCATGCTGATCCAGCGGCTGGAGAAGGAAGGGATTACGGCGGTGGATGTGCCGCAGACGTTCGCCAGCCTGACGGATCCGATGAACCAGGTGGAGATTTTGTTGAAGGGGCAGGCGGGGGGGGAGGAACC